AAAGCATCATCAAATTTTCCAGACTTAATCATATTCTCTATGGTTTCAGCAGATATTTTATCCATTGCTGCAGTCATAAACATTTTTTTAACACCTCGTCCAGCTAATAAAAAAGCAGGAGTTGCAATTGCATCTATTCCAGCTGTAAGTCCAGCCTGTTTTATTGCCATATCAAAAAATTGATCATCATTTAAACTTGAAGCAAGATCATATTTAATTCTACCAGTGTATAGTTTAGTTAATTCAGCAAGTCCCGTTGCTGTTGCAGATCCTGCCATCGTTCCTATTATTGGAGTTACTGTACTTCCAGCCATTCCTCCTCCAATAGCTGCTGCAACTACACCAGCATCACCTGCTATTGCTGCTAAATCTCCAGCTGTAGGAAGAATTGTAGGAGAGTTAGTAACTGTCCATTTATTTGTTCCACCTAATTCTTCTGGAACTCTATAAGTAAAAACTCTTGTTTTTCCTTTCCCTTCTGGATCAGGTAATTCTTGATATTTAAATTCAAGTTTTTCATTTAATGATTCAACTAAATCTTTATCATATTGTTTATCTTCTATTAAATATTTTTTGTATAGTTTCTTAGCATCAATCACTGCTAAATCTTCATTAGCTATACCTAGTCCTAAAGCAAGTCTAATTCCTTTAGGAAGTTCATTATCTATATCAGCATTTATACCATAGGATTTTACTATATCTTTTTTAGAAGGTTTATAATCAGCTAAATAAATACTTTCTTGAGAAATATCATCTGCTGCGGCACCTTCAGCAGCTTGTTTAGTTTTTTTTGCAATCTTAGCTTTTGTCTCGGTCATTAACTTTACGTCATAACCCTCAGCTTCAAACATTTCTTCTTGTGAATTAGTTTTAGTTTTTTCTAATGATGCTTTATAATCAGCTGCACTTAGTTCACCAGTAGTTAATTTATTGGCAGTGTCAGCATCAATATCTTGAGATATTAGGCTATTATAAAAGTTTTTTTGTTCTTCATTAAATTCTGCCATATCATTTTATCTTATAAAGGTAAATCTTTTTTACCATCTTCTTTTTGAAACTTTTCAATCTGATCTATTATATTTTCTTGTTTTTTAGTTTGTTCATCTGTAAATATATTATAAAAAGAATCGGGACTATCTTCTGCAAATTTAGTTTCTAAGTCTTGATAATATTTAGCTGATACCATTCCAGCAGCAGAAATATCTCCATAGTCTTTACCATACAGAGCTTCTAAAGTTTCTGGTCTAACTTCATCTTTATATTTTTTAAGAAGTTGTTGTTCAGACATTGCTAAAGAGTTATCTCTAAACTCCATATCTCCACCAGCATATAATTTATTAACAAATGACTTTTGAGTTTTTTCAATATCTTGTATTCCCATTTGCATAGCAATTAAACGTCTTAGAGCTTCAGGACTTGTTCCTACATCTCCTACAGTTTGTAATAAAATTTCAATGTCTTTATTAGATACAGGATATAACTCTTTTACTCTACTAACAATTTTTTGTTTAACAGCAGACTGTAATAAATCTTTAAAAATTACAGCATCATCAGAATTCATTTTTGTACTATCTTTATTTCTACTAAGTAAACCATCTAATATTTTAGCTCCGCCTGGAATTTCAGTAATAGCTTTTTCAAATCCCGCAAAAGATTTTTGAATAATACCAGTTGGTAATTCTTTTCCCTCATTTGCTGCTTTTTTTGCCATACTATAAATTAATTCAGTAGACCTCTGATCCCCTTGTTTAGCTCTAAATTTATCATTATAATCTTTAAAATCTGCGTTCATAGCTAAATCTTTACGACTATAATTTTTATTTAAATTTTTATTTTCTGCTTTTAATTTAGCTAAATCTGTAGCAATAAATCCTTTTTCAGCTTTAAGTAATCCTTCAGCAACAGCACCTAAAGGTGATTTAGCTTGACTGATAGGTTTAATACCTGAAGAAGCATTTATAATTTCTAGACCTCTCATAAAATTTCTTTTCTTATCTGGATCTTGAGATATTTCTTCAATTTTATTAGGAACAGCTTGAGCTATCGCAGAAAGATTTGATCCTACGTCTTGAACAAAAGCAGATGCAGAACTTCCTACACTAGATAAAGCACCTCTTATATCAATAGAAAATTTACCATCATCAGTTTTAGTTACTTCTTGTTCATCAACTACTTCTTGTTCATCAACTACTTCTTCAGAAACTTTTTCATTTCCAATTCCAAGGAATTTGTCTTTTGACATTAAAACTCCTGCTTTTTCAGCTCTCTCAATTTCAGACTGAATTATTTCAGGATCCTTTTCATCATATTGAAATTTATCTATTACACCTGTTTCATTTGCTACAACTTTTAAAGCCATTAAACCTCCTTAAACTCTACATCGAGTTTAGTATAATTTACTTTTAAATATCCATCATCGCCAACGAAAGAAGCTTCGGGAACTTGATGAGCCATGACACCTTGATATTTTTTATCATCGCCTTTATATTTAAATGTGTAAATATTAATTCCTGATGGAGATTTACCAACTAAATTAATATCATCTTTTAATCTTATATCAGACTTCGCAGCAGTATATGCTCCTGCAATTTGACCAAACATACTCGGTCCAGCGACCGGTGTAGTAGTGTAACCAGTTCTTTCTTCTCCATAACTTCTTATAGGAGCTCCTGATAACGCACCAATCATTTGTTTAACTTGATTACCACCAAATTCTCTTTCTTCTATAAAGTCACGATATCCTTCTGCAAGTCCTGCTTGAGCTATACCACGAGCTTGATTTCCATAAGCATTCATTCCTTGAGAAGCTTGTTGTAAAGCTCCTATTTGACCTTGTGCTGCACCTAGTTTAGCTCCTAGTCCTGACATTTGAGAACCTCTATCTGCCATAAATCTATTTGCACCTGATTCAAAACCAGCTTGTCTTAGTCTTGCTGATGTATCTCCTACACTATCTATATATCTTTCTGCACCTAATACATTTTCTATACCTTGTCTTTCTCCACCAAAAGCTCCTGCACCAATTGCTGATGCACTCATTGCTTTTCTACTTTGACCATAAGCTTCTCTTAAATCTCCTAAAGCTCCCGAAACAACTTGATTTTCATATGGGTTAGCATAAGCTTGAGCTGTTGCAGCATCATAAGTTTGAGCACCTGCATTAGCTATTTCTTGACCAATACCTGCAAGTTGTCCTGATTGTGGTAAAATTTGATTTTGATATATATTCCCTGCTTGAATTTCGTAAGGATCAAGTTGAGCTACACGTTGACCAGTGTAAGCTTGATAAGGTTTAGAAAATTCAGTTTCACCTTTTCTTAAAGTTCTTTCTTGAATTTCTTTAAAATATTCAGGGATATCATACGCAGTATTTGACTGTGATGGTGACTGAACTGTTGTAACACTTGGTTTGAAAATACTACCCATTGACTATATAAGTTCCTCCGATAACTTTAAATCCTAATTTAATAAAAGCCTTGTCTTTTCTTTCAACATCTTTACCTTGAAAGACTTCGCATATCGCAGTTACTTTATTAGCTAGTGCGTATTCTTTAAAAACTATCATTACAGAACGAAAGATCCTAAAGTTTCTATGATTAGGATTAACGTGTAACCACAAAGTTCTCATGAACTTTTTATCACTGTACCATGTTTGATCAATAGTAGCAGCGAGTGTACCTACAATAATATTTTCATGTTCTACTACTATAACAAAACTATTCTTAATGTAAAACACTATATTTTCTAAAGCTTTAGTATTATTAGTATTTCCAAAGTTAAAAGGAGCCTCTTTAAGCCACGTTTTTAATAACTCTCTTATTCGAACAGCATCAGATATTCTAGCTGGTCTTATTATGTATTTACCTTTTTCCATCTTGTTTTATATTTACTCTTAGAGTACCAAATCTCCAGTTATCTCCAATATTATTATTTTCTATTTTTACATTAGTTTGTCTACCACGAATACGGGTATTAACGAACCTAGTTGTGTTATCTACTGTCAAAGTTTCTCCTACAGTTGCTGTATCGTTAGGATAGTCTTTAACATTTAAAGTGATTATAGTATTCCCAACTTGATTTTGAAAATCAGGTATAACTTTATTAATAAAACTAAAAGTTTCACCATCAGCAATATCTCCATCACCTGATTGAATAAAAGCTGGTAAAGCAGCACCATCAGCATCTACTCCTGATTCTTGAGCATAGATTATACTTCTTCCTTGAGTTACTCCATTAATAGTAGTTATACTACTTACATTAGAAGTAGGAAAATACTCTGCTGCTAAAGGATTTAATTCAACTCCATTATCTTGATAAGTACTTCTATTCATAGTTCCAAAATACCAAGAATTTTCTAGATAATTATAGATTGCATAACGATCACATTGACTAGCGGTACTTGAACAATAATACCATATTACTTCTGAGAAGTTAGAATTTTGTCCAGCATAAACTTGTGAATATTGAGCTTTATTAATATTATTAAAAACATGATTTAATATAGGACAAGGTATTTCTTGAACTGATCCAGCATATCTAAAGAATTGTCCATCAGACATCCAATAAGCTACATCATCTACTACTATTGCTGAATTAAGACCAACAGCTCCACAATCATTACCTAATTGCCTGAAACCAAATATAAAAGGAGGACCTATAAAAGCCATTGATTGCATTGTAGTATCTGTCCATATTAACATAGTTCCTTTAGCTGGTCGAGCACATCTTATTTCACTTCCACCTGCTATTCTTTGTGATCCCGCAGAGTTAGTTACATTAGGGCTCCACTGATTATAATCTTCTTGATCAGACCAACGAATAAACATTTTATCTACACTTGCTACATTTCCAATAGCAGTTTCTGTTCCTAGACATACTACATGTCTAGTTTCTGTAGATATCATAGATAGTGTAGAATTAGTAGGAGCATTAGCAACAACAGTACATCTATTATTAGTCATTCCACCTGAAAGATTCCATTCATAAGTTGATCCATCTTTTTGTGTAATAATTAAATCTTCTCCCCAATTATTGATAGACCATAACCTTGCATCAAGAACTACATTAGATGATGATCTAGCAGTTCCCCAAGTTCCAGTATTCCAAGTACCTGAACCCCAACCAAAACCAAAAGTTTGAATAGAAGGACCAATACTTATTTGATAATTTGCAGTACAGTTAGCGGTAGGAGCCACATTAGCATTTGCTGTTCCACTACTTTGAACGGTGTAAGCACTAGTATTTGATATAGTTAATATTTCATATTCAGCATCTAAAACAGAAGCGGTAAGTCCACCTACTGTTGCACTAACATTACTTAAAGTTACAAAATCTCCTTGAGAAGCTCCATGACCAGCATCGGTAATAGTTACAATATTACTACTTGTAGTAGTACTAATTGCATTAACTAAAGCATCAGTTGATCTTATAGGGGTAATATCTTGACTTATTCCTGAAGCATAAGTATATATTTTTCTATCTGTTCCTATAGCTTCGTATCGTCCACCATCTAAAGAAAACCATTGTTCTAAAGCTCTTCCTACTCCAATATAATAACCAGTACTAAATTTTGTCCAGCCACCTATCTTTTGAGGAAGTCCTTTACGAAATCTTATTTTATCTCCATCTACCCATCTACCTTCTGCTCCTGTAGGAGTATTTTCAGTATCTAATCCAGGTTGAAAATTTAATTGAGTTAAAGGCACTAGCTGACCCTCAAAAATCTATATTTAATTTCTCCAGCTCCACCTGCTTCGGCACGACCTGTCACTGATTCATTTCCATATTGAGCTCCACCACCTCCACCTCCTGATCCACGTGTACCAGCTACTCCACCCGAAGATCCACCTTGAGGAGAACCTGCTCCACCTGCAATATTTCCAGCATAAGAAGTTGCACCAGGAGATCCACCAATTTGACAGTTATCTCCACTACAGTTTCCATTATTTGCTCCAACAACACCGTTACCAGATTGATTAAATGTTCCAACAGGACCATCATCTAAACTTGTTACATTTTTAGTAGTACCGTTTGAATCTCTAAAAGTACCTGAAGTAATAACCGTTCCATTTATACTAGCAGAACCTGCACTTCCTGATGTATTAGTTCTTAATGGACCTTGAACACCTCCATTTGTACCACTTGCTCCACCTCCAGCAGCAAGTGTAAATATTGCTCCAACAGAAGATCCTGATAATGTTGTATTACTTCCAGCACTACCTATTTTAGGTTGACCAAAATTTCCTGTTTGATTTCCAGGAGATCCACCAGTACCTACTACGTAACTTATAGTTTCACCTTCAGTTACAGTAAATACTTTATCAGATACATAAGCACCTGATCCACCACCTGCTCCTGATGATTCTCCACCAGCTTTATCATAACTTACACCACCAGCAGCTCCACCTCCACCTCCAACACTTGCTTCAATATGAAGAGCATTTGCATTATCGGGAACTGTAAAAGTTCCTGATCCACTAGACAATGTAGCATAAGATGTAGCTTCAAATGCACTAAAAACTAATTTCCAAACACCTGAAACTTTACCATAAATTTCATCAGCTTCTTTCCAAGCGCCTGAAACTTTACCATAAGCATTATTTATTTCTTGAAATGTTCCTGAAACTTTACCATATGTATTAGCCATTTAAACTCCTATGAATATTTAAACCAAATATCTCCATCACTTCCTCCTGATGGACTTGAAGTACTAATTGTAAACTTTCTTTGAAGTTTAGCTGCAGTTACAGCATTTGTTCCTAATTTAGCTTCAATAACAGCTCCATCTGCTATTTTTGCAGATGTCACATTAACATTTAAAATTTTTGCAGTAGTAATTGCATCATTTGGTATTTTTGCTGTTGTCACATTATTATCTAAAATTTTTGCAGTTGTAATTGCATTATTATCAATCTGAGCTGTTCCAATAGTACCTGATAAAGTATTTAAATTAACAGCTGTAATATTTGTGCCATCTGAAAAAGCAGCACTAATAGTTCCTTGATCTAAAGTAAACCCTGATCCTGAAACTGTTTTAAAAGTTAATGTATTACTATTGTGCGTAGTTGCGTCTTGTATAATATAAAATTTTTCAATGCTATTAGGTACAAGAACTTGTCTATTTCCAGCTAAAGTTCCCGTGAATTTTAATATCATATTTCTAGCATTAGAAACAGAAGCATCTGTCATTGCTAAAGTTACATTAGCACTAGCTACATCAATAGATTGATAACCAGCGATAGCTTGTTGTAAAAGATTTAAGTTATTATTAGTTTTATCACCCCAAGTACTAGCATTTTCTCCAGTTGCTTGAAGCTCTAATTTAAGGTCTGATGAATAAGATGAAGCCATATGTTTTTATACTCCTATTTTGTTATTTTGTAAATTATTAAATATTAGTCCAAGTTACTGTATTTCCTGTAGTAATGTCAGTCCACGTTACATTTCCTCCTGGAGGAATAGGATTCCAAAATCTTAAATTAGCAGGTATAACAGTCATTTGTTGTCCAGCAACTAATACAGTATTTCCAGTACTAGGTAAAATTGTAGCTAATGACATAGTCATTTCTTGACCAGTTATATCTAATACTTGTGAAGAACTAATTATAATAGAACCTACACTAGCATTAACATTTTGTCCAACAACTGAAATTAAATTAGTAGTACTTGGTATAAAAGAATTTAATGATACTGTAGTTCCTTGACCTGTTATTCCAATAAAATCATTTGTTGAAAGAACTGGATTTCCTAAAGCGGTATTTAAAGTAAATTCAGGAACTACGATAGTCATACTTCCACCAGCAGCTATAGAATAAGTTCCTATACTTGTAGTAATTGCTTGACCTGATACATTTAAAATTTGTGAAGTAGTAGGTATAAAAGAACTTACAGAAGTATTTAATTGCTGACCTGTTAAAAGAACTGATGATATAGCATCAACAGTTCCTAAAGAAGTAGTTATTTGTTGACCTGATATATCAATAAGAACAATTCCACCAGCTAAAGTCGATATAGGTGCTTCTGAAATGGAGTTAAATCCTAACATAGGTTAACTTTCCAATGTTTCTATTCTAGATTTTAAACTATCGTTTTGTGCTTTAAGTTCTTTGATTGCATTAACTAATACTGGTATTAAATGTGAGTTAGTTACTTTTAAAGCCTCATCATTTTCATTATCAATAATAACATTGTTATCACCTTCAAGTGCAAGAATATCTTGT